GTTGTGTTTAGCAAGTAGTAGCCTGTATCGAATACATTGCCATTGATGGTAGCCAAGTAGACAAAAACATCAATAGTATTAAAGGTATTATTATTGACTACTGTGACCGTTAGGTCATGGGTGGCACTAAATGTCCTTGTTAGGCTGGTGTTGTTCTGAAATATTACACTGTCACCATACTGCCCCGCATTCCAGTTAATTGTTGTCTGGGTAGTGTTAGCTGTGTTGCCATACTGCTCAGTAAAGTCCGTATTCTGCCAAAAGGTAGGTATGATTAAAGCTTCATACCAATAGATAGCTGCAGTCCTATCGGCATAACTCTTGCCAAAGGCTGACAAGTAAAGGTCTTGCCTGTGCAGCCTGATGTTCTTGAAGGTTATCGCACTGATAGGATTACCATTAAGATCAGTAGTGGCAGTCAGGTCTATCTCTACATCCTGCCTAGCCTTGAAGTCTTCCCGGAAGTTGTCATCAATGATGCCTACAGTGACCTCAAAGCTGTCGGTATCGCATACATTATGCTCCTGATAAATAGCTAGATTCAGGAAGCCATCAAACTGATAGTCTTGCCCACTATAGCCTACATCAGAAGTGATGGTGATGGCTATAGGTCTGTTGATGTAGTAGCTATCAAAGATGCTCTTAATGTATCTAGCTCCTTTGTCATAGAACTTAACCTCTGTGCTGAATGGCTGGTCAATGCCATGAGACTCCATGCGGATAGCGGTGAATTCAATGCCATCCCAGCCTATAGGCTCTTCAACCTCTATGCCATCTAAGTAGAACTTCCAGCCTGCCATGTCGCAAAGGTAAAAAGAAAAAGCCCCTGTAGAACAGAGGCACTTTCGGAATCTAAACCAATAAGAAATGACATCAGCTTCTGAACCGATTGTTGAGGATTTTAGTAGTCCTCCTTTCGGTGCGAATATACTTCTCAAATCCTCGCTCATCCATGTTTAATTGAGTAATGGGTAGAGACTTGAGGATGCTGCCTAGCTCATCCAGTTTGCCATACATTGGATTGCTGGCCTGACCACCTCCAGACATCCGGCTTGCCCAGAATAGCTCCTGCTTACTTAGCGCATGGTTAGGCACAACTTGAGAACCAGCAGGGAGATCAACGAGAGTAGCAGTCGGTGGAGTAAAGTAGACCTTGCCAGAGGCAGTCACTACCTTCTCAATACCTTTCTCACCTACCATTGCTCTACCTCCTTTGAATGGCTTGCCTTTAGTACCTTCTGCAAACTCAGGCACTGGCTGTGCCATGATGAAGCCTATCTGTGCTGCCTGGTTAGCTAGGGTCAGAGCAGCAAGGCCAGCAGTGACCGGGTTACTTGCCCACTTGGCAACTATGGCTGCTGTCTCAAATATAACCTTAGCCACAGCAGCAGCCTGCTCTGCTTTGAATGCCTTTTGCTTTAACATCTTCTCCTCCTCTGCCCTTCGATTATTAAGCTCCTGAATTTTTTGCTCATTGCCCTCAGCCAGAACTATCTCATTGTCATAGCGTTTATTCATGGCAGCAATCTCATTGCTGATAGAGGTCTGGTACATGTTGCTGAAGCCACTTAGTAAAGTGCTTGTTAGTTGAAATGTTGCATCTACCTTGGCTTGCTTGTCAGCTTCTGCTGCTTCCCTTGCCTTTTTCTCATCCTCCAGACCTTTCTCATACTCCTTCTGCCATGCCTTCATCTGCTTGAGTCGGTTGTCATACCTCTTCTTCTCCTCCTCCTCATCTGACTTTGTCAACTCTTTCTGGAACTTGGATATAGCATCCTTTGGCTTAATGAGTGACTTCTGGAATGCCTCCTCATAGGCTTTGGCTGATAGTTCTGCAGATAGCTTGGCATTGTCTACTTCCTGCTTTTTAAGACCTATGCCTTTGTTTAGGTACTTAGTTTTAATCTGAAACACTCGCTCCTGGTACTCTGCCTCTGCTCCGACCTCCTCTACTTTGTCATTATTAATCTTAGCTTGTAACTGTTGTCTTTCCTTTTCAAGCTGAGCTAGCTTAAGTTCTTCCTGATAAGCATCCATTATTGCTTTCTTAGGGTCTACTTGCTTGCCCTTAGATTTTGCCAATGCATCAGCTTTTTGATCTGCTAATCTGGCTTGTTCCTTTAATTTAAGTAATTCTTTTAAGGCAGATATTTGACCTCTTTGTTGAGCAATTGATGATTTTAACTGATCAGCACCACCAGTTATCTCTAATGCAATTGTGCCAGCTGTTTCTAAGCCCCCAAAAAATTTAGCAGTCTCTTTAGCAGTGGCATTTACAGCTCTTAAAAATTTAGTATTCTCAATTAACTTTTTATTAGTGTTACTGATAGCATTTTGTAAAGCTTGTTCGGATGCACCCTTAAAATTTTCTAACACCTCATCATAAGCCTCTACCTCATCATCCATCAACTTTTCCCTTGATGACTTGCCGAATGTGAACATATTAGTCATCTTACCAACAAATTCAGCAGTTAATGATAATGCATTGCTAAATACTGGATAAAGTTGAGTGCCTAGAGTGTTGAGAAAGACATCCCAAGTGTCCCCAAGGGTTGATACAGTGCCTAGTAATGTCTGAGATTGAGCCTCCATTGATCCAGCCACACCTTCTACTTCGCCTAGACTAATAAGGTATTGTTGAATTGCTTCAGATTGATTTTTAACCTCAGTAGTTACCCCCTTGAAGGTAAAGGCAATCATCTCTCCATGCTTTTCTGACCTCACACCAAACTCTTTAAGTCGCTCAAACTCTCCTACCTGAGCATCAATAACAGCCTCTGCCAGCATGTCAAAGGACTTACCAGTTGATGAGGCTAGATCACCAAGCTTTACAATTTGTTCGCTTGTTGGCCTAAAGCCCTGATTAGCTAACTTTACAAAAGATGAAGTAAGCTCTTCAACGGAGAACGGAGTAGCTGCTGCCACCTCCTTAATCATTTTCATAGTCTTTAAGGCAGGGGCATTACCTCCAAGAGTTGTGCTAAGTACAGTCTGCAGTGACTCAAATGTAGATGTCACACTAAATATTGCCTTCCCAAATTCAAGAATACCTTCGATGGCAAAAGCACCAGCAGCCATCATGCCTATATCCTCTATTTTTTTTTCGAGGCCAGACATCTCTTTGGTCGCTTTGTCAGCTCCCTTCTTAGCCTCTTCACCTACCTCCTTAAACTTGGTCTTAAGCTTATCAGCCTCTTTGGCTACCTCTTTCTCCTCTGCCGATAGTCTATCGAATTGCTGTGTTGCCTCCTTCAGGTCGCTTGTATCAAGGACATACCTGATCTTAATGTCATTAGTGGAAGTTGCCATGTGCTAACTATTTGCGCCAAAGATAGCCAAAAAAAAAGCCACCCTATTGGATGGCTCTTTCCTCATGAGCAAACATTAATCTAACCCTTAACTCTGTTTCTCTTCTTTTTCAAGTCCGCAAGATAGGCATTATATATCAAGTAGTACTCATAGATTGGCCTTTCGACCAGGTGTTTAATCTCTCCAGCTCTTCCATTTGCAATTGCAAACTGCTCGTTAAATCGCTCTCGGTGTTGTCTAGTGACAGCAGTAAAGTAATGTGTTTCAGGTTGTTTAGGCTTGCCTGAGTTTCGGCCTGCAAAAAGGTCGGGAAATTCGTACTGAATTCTCTCAAAGAGGGCAGATAAGCGTACTCTGGCAGTCTCAAAAAAAAACCCTCCACATCATTGTGCTTCATCCAATGCTTCATTTTTTCGGCATTGTATGGGTACTGATAGTCTAGTGGATTCTCATGCTCATCGAAGTAGAGGACTGTTGCCAGCTTGAGTTGCCTGGTCATGCTCATGGATAACTCCAGCTGCTCCTTGAGTCTGGAGGCCAGAATGCCTATCTCATAGAGCTTCTTCTCATCCTTCTTCTTCCGGTCGGTCAGTAGATTGATTAGGCCAATGTTCCATGCCCTTAGATAGTCAGGGTTGACTTGCCATAGCTCCTCAGTGAAGATGTCCTTAGCAGCTACTGCCCTCTGGAATGGCACATTGACTTCAGCCGAGAACCTGAAGTAGTTGACCCCACCAGATGTGAATGCATATTCAATTTGATCCCATCTGTCTTTCGGTGCTACTCCCCGGTAAAGAATTCTGCCACCTTCTGTTTGTAGAGCAGCTTCTTCTGCCACTTGTTGAGCAGGAGGAGGCACATGTGATTTGCGCCTAAAAAGATTAAACA